GCCTTTTCCTAGCTCAATATCAGTTAATGTTCTTGATGTAATACCAGCCATCTCTGATAAATCTTGCTGTTTTAAGCCTCTTGTCTTTCTCATGTATTTAATAAAGCCATTGATAGTATGTAGTTCATTAATAGTGTCAATGACTCTATTTAATGTTGCATCTAGTTCTTTATGAGCATCAACAATATCTTTTTCAAGTTTTTCTATTGCTGCACCCTTATAAAATATAGAATTCATTAATTTACATCCATGTGCTGTATAGTATTGTATCCAGAAATGCTCTTTTATCTGCAAATCTTCTTCTAAACACTCTTCAAGTACATCTATTAAAGGACAAAAGCCCTGCTCTCTTAACTCAGCCACACAATGATTTACTGATTCATTGTGTGAATACGTTAAATGAGCTTTGGCTCTTTGCATTCCTGAACTACTCTTACCTATATATCTGTAGTCATCTGTCTTTGGACATCTAAGTCCATATATTAAATATTGATTCATGCTACAAATATAAGAAATATATTTCACATTACCAAATCTAATATTTATTTCTTAGGCTTAGATGCTGTTTTCTTAGGCACTGTATTGCTCTTTTTAGAACTATCTTTCTCTCTATTGAATTGTAATTCATGAGCAGCAATAGCTGTAGCAACAGCTAATATTTGTTGTACATCTTTTCCATCTTTATTTTCATCAAGAATAAGTGTTGCAAATGCTGCAGATATAATATTCTTATCACCTGAGCAATTTACATCTAATTCACCATTACAGATACTCATAAAGAAATACCCATCAATCTTTGTTTTTTTACTTGTTGCCATGTTGTTGTTTTTTCTTTTTAATTATGTTACCATCTCTATCCATGAATGGAGCCCTATGAATTTCATAGGACATCCATGCAAAGATTGATAGTAACACAAATATAACTAAATATATCATTTGTCAAAGTTTTTTACTCTAACTAATAACTGATATGTGTCAGAACTGATGTACATATATTTGCGTCCTTTAATGTGTAAACGTTTAGATGGTGTGTAATGTGCTTTGGTAGCAAATATAGCATCTATTAGTTTAGAGCACGCTTTAAGTCCCCTAACATAAGGAGAATCTTGTTGGTTTGGTTCGTAAACCTGGATTGTATGTGTGCAATGTGGTTTTGCACTGTAGACTAGGCTGTAAGACATGATGTGTTAGTTTATTAGTTAGAAATAGAATGTCATACCTTGATCAGATATCTCTATCTTGGTTGGTCTGCTACTAATAGTGTGCTTCTTACCTTCCACTACTGTTTTAGTACGCACAGTGTTGGTGATAGCAGGCTCCACTTTTATCTGCTTACGCATAATCAATAGTTTAGCATACACTCCACCATATGTTCTGTTGAACTGTTTAGCTAGTCTTTTAGCTAATCTAGTTGTTGAAATAGGCTTCTTAGCCATTTCTTGCATTGTTGATAACTCTGCTTGAGAGTACATTTTCATGTTTTTCATGTGCTTATTTTTTGTTTTTGTTTTTAAAATGTCTACTAGCTTCTTGCTGTCTAATCACCTGCTTTGGTATATCATTAACCCAATCAGGTATACTATCTAACATCTCTGCTATCTTTGTTGAAATAGGACTCATTGGTTTAAGTGGTAATGGTACTTTGTTGGAACTAAATCTACCTGTATCCACTCCATCTTTATATCTTTTATCTGTGGCTCTCTGGCCTGGTTTAAGTATAGTGCTATATATTATACCACTCTTTATTTTTCTTCTCATAATAATGGGTTTAAGAAAAGCCCCACATTTCTGCAGGGCTTTCTCGTTTACTAACCACACACACATCTAACCTAATCTCTTATTATTTAAATCATAAATCAATTTATACCATTCATTTTCATCTAATTGCTCATCAGGTGTAGCAGTAGACATAAGCTTTATCTCAAGCTTTAATGGTTGTTGTTCAGGCTTTTTATCTTCAAATAAAATTTCATATAACTTCTTCATCTCTTTGGTTTTAAAGGGTTTATTATTCTGTTTCATGATCTGAGTCGTATTCAGTGAGGTCATCCATATCATCCCAAGGTTCGTCATCTTCTATATCCATAGAACCATCTTCATCCTCATCTACAAAGTCAGCTTGTTTAATCATTACCTTATTGGTGTCTTCATATAACAATGGCTCTCTAGTCTCATCATCTACTTCAAGAGCTATGAGACCATCATTATCACCATTCTCACCATATAGCCAATCATTGATAATCTTGGGTGACAAGTCTTCCAATGTAGTGTGATCTGTCCATGTACCATCTTCATTCTCTTCAGCAAGGTTATCTTCCCACCAACCTATGTATTCAGGACGTACAAGTATTTCTTCTACATCATCAGGGTTAGTCATTGGTTGAATAATGTATGGCTCAACAGGTGCACCACTAATAGACATGTAATGATACATGTCATATGGTATTTCTTTTAATTCATATATAGTAAAATAGTTATATACTTTACCATAGACCACATCACTGTGATCTCTTTTAAACCACATACCTATTTCCAATTGCTTGGGCATATATGATTTAAATATAAGTTTTGCTAATATAAACATAATTGTTTGTTTTTGCAGCTAGAGGTGTAAATAAGGACCCTGCTAGGGGAAGCAGAGTCCTATTATCTAACACACATATTACCAACTAGCCAATCTTTTTTGTGTTGTGTTTGTAATTGTAAACAAATAATGCTGCTAATGTATATCCTACAGAAGATACAAATGTAAGTATACTCCATCCAAGATTACTCTCTTCAAAAGTATATAATATCCATAGGATAAGAGTTGTCGTAATTAAAGTCATCATAATGGCCATAAATAAATTAAATAGTTTCATAATGTGTTAATTGATTGATTAATAATGTGTTATATAATATATATCGCCTTTGGCACGCTAAAGGCTAATAGCAGAGATATATATTAGTTAAGTTCAAGGACATAATCTACTAAATGTGTATGCTTCTGAATGAATTCATCTATTCTACTGTCATTTATTTGACTGTATGTATGATGCCATTCATCACTCTGTTTAATAATCTCATATGCAAAACATTTAAAGAAATTGTGTACAATCTCTTGATTCTCTGCTATTGCACTACGATCATGTTCGTCTATTAAGATGGTATAAACTGTTTCTGCTCCTATTTTTAATACTAATTTATTGTTCTCATGTTCTATTTCTAGAAGTAGTGGATGTTTACTCAATGGAAGCTGATTAATATAATAGAACATAGCATAGTCTTCTATAATTGTAACAAAGTCAAAACTCATAGATGAAAGAATATTATATAAATATCCAGCCTCTTTAATCTCATATGACTCTATAACATCATCAGTGCTAGTTGTCTCAACCCATCCATCATTATCATGATAGGCATTCATAATTTTAGATATACTTACTTGTGTAAGAGCCATTCTTTCTTGTTTCCCTAATAATTCTAATACTGTTTCTTGGTCTAGTTTTTTTTTCATAACTAATTGGTTTTAAAGCGAATATATAGCCTAATGTTGCCTCAGCTGTATATTCTTATGTATTCATATGCAACAAATGTCTTTTTTTACAGAAATTATAAAACTGTCAGGTTAACCTCTATACCTGCATTATAATGAATAAAATCCCTCTGTACTCAAATGTAATAGCTTTACTTCTTATCTCGTTATTGGAGATATTACCTATGGCTTGATGTACCCTGTATACGTCTATACAATTCATAATTTGGGTATTACATCTGTCTATCCTTGGGAAATAGAAATGGTACATTATATAATACCTTTAAAGAACCTCTTCCTCATCCTACCAGAGATAAATACTATATTATTCTCATCATCTCTAATTATATAGGAAGTCTTGTGAACACCAATACACTTATAATCTTTATTAATAGTGAGATGTTTACTTACATAACCTTCTCCATTAGTAATATATCTAAGCTTAGTGTATATAGGCATAATATCTATTTAATGCTATATATATTGTATTGTATAGCGTGAATTAATAATGTGTCAAAATGTGGTAATAAGTGGGAATGGAGTACACACCATCTCTCACATTCTCATATAAAATATTGAGAATCAATGAGTTAATCAGTAATAATCCCACCCAGATGTGTTGCTAACACCCACCCTTATATACGAATAAGGGAAAACAAGAGCTTGGATGGTGTTCCAAGCCCTTGTTAAGAAGTTGATTAGCCTACTAACTCTTCAAGTTCAGCTTGTGATGTGATGCCTACAGCGTTCATCTCACGCTTTACAGCCTGTGCCACTTCAGCATCAAGCACTCTGTCAAGAACATGAGCATTAATGTAGTCTTCTTTAGTTTTGAACACAGCAGTAGCAGTAGCACGAGTCATTGTTAACTTGCCATCAGCGTAAGGTATTGGATTACCACTCGCATCAAGTCTTGCACCATAAGTCTTGTTGTCAACTATAGCGAAGAATGGATTAAAATCTTCATTCTTTGTGATGCCCAATGCATCCATTTGACGCTTGTGCACGAAGATTCTTTCGCCCTTAAGGTTGTAACCACTGAAGTTGCCATTGTTTGAGAAGTTACCATTGTTAATAACCATGAGAAGTTTTACAGTTTTGAAGTGGTGTCTCCACTATGAGTTTGTTAATTGTGAGCCATGGGGGGCTATGTCAACCACCCTTTTCCTACAGGGGGGTGCAATCTGGGTTACCCTCCTCTCCTATACGTACAAAAGGGGTAGGGGGGCTATATAAAATTTTGGGCCTAAGCAGGGGATAGTTCCACAAGGAACGTTTGTTACCTTTTTATATATACAGGTAACAAAGACTTCCTGGTTTGGCTATGTTTTACTTCCTAGATTGTCAAGTTTTTGGATCAGTAAACTTGACATTTGTCAAGCTACAGCTTTACCCTAGGGGATGTTTAGTCAATCTATAGCTTTACATAATGTGTCTTATAAGGGACAGGTTAGCCTTTGTAATGTTGCTTTTATGACACATTATGATATGTCTCTACATATAATGATGGAATTATCTTACATATTATATGTTATAGCATATTGTTGCTCCCAACAAAATGGACCAATATTATAATATCCTGTTGTATCAAAACTAGAAAATCCTGCAAGTTTTGATAATAGGAAAAAATAAATTTGGCTGGTAAATTTATTTAGCAGTATCTTTGGGGGGGATTTAGGGGGGGCCCTGTTAATTCCTCCTTATTAATAAAAGCTTAGATATATGGTAGTTTTAAATGTGTTGTTGGTGATGGTGACAGTTTTGAGTATGGCAGTGATTGTATGGGGGTTTTACCACTTTGATGAGTATGAAATAGGTATAGAGTTTCTCCCTAAAGACTATAACAGTTTTGAACTAGGGGTGTCTAATAGAAACTACAAGCTAGATGATGGAGGATTAGAACAAGAGCTTAGGATAGGGCTATTGTTATTCAGTGTTATTTTCCTGTTTAGGAGATTTGATGCATAATATAGCATTAACTTTTGCAATAACTAAAATAGTTATTTGTAGATAGGTAAGATATACATACCTTTGTATCAACTAATTATGGAAACCAAACCTAAATCTCCCATTGTACAACGACTGAAAAAATCAGTGGAGGACAGTTACGTCCTGGCTGAGAAGTATTACAGGATCTTGTCATCTGTCAACGACCTTAAGTTGACAAACAGGGAGATACAGCTTATTGCGTTTGCTGCCATGAAGGGTAATATATCCTACGCTAACATACGTAAGGAGTTCTGTGAGAAATACAACAGTACATCTCCTGCAATCAATAACATTATTAGTAAGCTGAAGAAGATGGGTGTGTTTGTAAAGGATGGGACAAAGGTGAAGGTCAATCCTCTTATTCTGCTCAACTTCGACAAGGATATTGTATTACAAATAAGTCTAATACATGGATAAGCCTATAAGCATGTCTGTCAAAGACTTCCTAGTTAGGACCCTTGCAGTTAAGATGATGATGAGTGAAAAGATGATTGAGGCTGTGGTGAACCATCAGTTTCAGTCTGCAAATGAGGCAATGGATCTTAACAATAGTCTGGAGATATCTGGCTTTGGTAAGTTCTATTTCAATGAGAAGAAAGCTGTAAAACGACTTGGACAGTTGAATGCTAAGAAGCAGGCAATGGAAAGGATAATAATAGATGAAACTACATCTGAACAAAAGAAACGTTCATCTAAGGTGACACTAGAGAAAACAGAAGCTCTGATCAATTTGTTAACAACAAAAACTATATATGAAGATCAACTTCTCTCAGATATACGAGGGGTGGAAGAACAACCTCTTTCCAGCTGATGAAATAAAAGAACAGATTAGACAAGTGAGCCAGGAACGTATGGCCATTTGTGATCAATGCGAATGGTGTTCTGAGAACAAACCTAAGAAGCCTCGTAGGTTTGATAAGCATTGCACTCATTGTGGATGTGTCCTATCAGCCAAAACTAAGTGTTTATCTTGTAGCTGTCCTATAGACAAATGGGGACCAGAAATGGAATCTAAGGAAGATGAAGATCAATTAATACAAACAATATATGGAAAACAGGGAAGTGAAAATAGAGAGGATTCCACTGGACAGGCTAATTGATACGCTTGTTGACTTATATAATAAAGGTATAGACTATGTTGATATAGTGGGAGTTCCTGGGGTTGAGTTTGATAGAATGGGTATAGCCTTTACAAAAGACTATATGACAGAACATGGAAAAGAAAACTTTGGAGAAATAGGTGTTGACCTAGAGATTACATCTTCAAAGCTAACAGATGATGATTTAAATGAATTAATATAAAACTAATGAGTAAAAAGACTCACTATACAGAAGTCATTAATATACTACAAGAACTACATAGTGATTTTCCAACATATAACATTGGAAGACACCTAGCTACAGCTCTTGCAGATTATGGTGATATTTGGGGAATAACAGATAAAGAACTTGCATTTGCTCTAAGCAAATATAAGAGCGAGATTGAAATGGATGTTCCACACACAGATGACTCTGAACTTGAAAAAATAATTAAAGAGGGCATGGACCTTGATAATATCCTTAAGGAGGAGGAAGAAGATGGCAACTATTAAGAAAACTACATACGTAAATACAGAGCTTGAATGGGCTGAGTCACAACTCGTTTCATGGAAAGCTTATGTAAATGCTAACCCACTACATGAATTGAAAGATAGGATTGAGTGGAAACCTACAGCAAAAGGAGGACTATTACCTATGGTGATAGCATCTATTGA